TCTGATGTGGAAATGGGTCATTGACGCCGACGGATTTGGTATAGCACAAGCTAGAGAAATTCCGCTAGCATTACGTATAATAGATTTGATTATGACCAAATATGCTGCTGGGTTAACCCAAGTGGAAATCGTAAATCCGACGTGGCAAGTTCGCGGTATGCTTCTTATCATAAAACCATTCTTGGAAGAAACTGTTATTGGAAAAATAAGGATTCGCGAGGAACCGGTGGATTACGAGAATTTATTTTAAATCAGGGAACCTTTTGCTTTGCTAAGGTTCTTCAGAAATCTTCGATTTCCATACCGCCGCTTCGCTTTACCCCTCCCTTTATATAAGCAAACACGGCTTATATAAAACTACAATCAAACCAAAAGGGAGGGGTTCGGGGAACCGTAGGTTCTCTGATTTAAAGTCCACCAGGGAATCCGACAAGGTTGGCACCAATGCCGAAGCCGGCACCACCGCGGGCTGATGAAGCCATGGAAGGAACGAACACATCCAATACGCTAAATGTGGCAGCGGCGGTGAGGGCAATAATGACGACCTCCTCTACCTTTAGGGAATGCTTGGGAATAGCATAAGCGGCAATAGCCACCATGATGCCCTCTACAATATACTTAATGGCTCTCTTGACGAGTTCACTGAAATCAAACACGTTGCTCATATATTATACTCTACGAAAATAAATAATAAAGATGAAAATTACTTAAACATTCTTTTCGATATCCTGTATAGTAATTTCGCTAAATGTCGGGATTTGAGAGAAAGAATTTACCTAATGGCGATCCGAACCCTAAATATATCGATTTGTTGGACGAGGACGACGCGCTCGCTGGACAAAAATTCGCATGTATGTCGTTTGTATCTCCTGAAAAGATCCTAAAGAGACGCGAAGTTTATTTGTTTGATCAATTCGTGCAACAATGGGATATGACTAAATCTATGTCCAAGTTTTCGGATTTCGTAAATTTCATTTCGTATAAATACAACCTAAAGGTGGAATCGGTAATTGAGGACTTCAATGAGTTTGTCAAGGAGGAGGAGTCTAAAATCAAGGCGGACTCCGTTTTGGACGATTATAAGACGTTTTTGGATAAGCACGAAGATCGTTTGACGCAGGTGTTTCAACGCGAGAATGCTTTCCAAACATCGACGCGCGGTCTAAAGATCCGCGGTGTCTACGGAACTCAGGAGGAGGCAGAGATTCGCTGTAAGAAGTTGCGCGAACTCGATCCAAACCATGATATTTATGTTGGTCCAGTGGGTATGTGGATTCCTTGGGATCCGGATGCGTATAAGACGGGACGCGTTGAGTTTATGGAGGAGGAGCTCAATCAACTCCATCAGGAGAAGGTGAAAAATGAGACGAAGGCGAAGGAGGAGTTCGACCGCCGCGTCAAGGATACGAAGCGTAAGGCTATTGAGGAGAATATTAAGCTGGCGGAGAAGTCAGGTAATGTTCTAACGCAGACCATGGATTCAGAGGGTAATTTGATTGGCGTGCGTGATACAGTGGATTTTGATAGTCGTGAGGTTGCGAATGCGGCGGATCAGCGTGCGGAGTTTTTGAAGACGGCTGCGAATGCTGGTGTGACTTTGGACAATATTGCAGAGGATCCTGTAGCAGAGGCTTAAATCTGCTATAATCACGGTCTATCGTAAGTGGGCGTGGAAAACTTGACAAAAGGGTAAACGGGATTAGACATAATTATTCCTATTACGCAAAATAGAACAAAGATCTTTCTTAAAAGAGGATATTTCTCTTGCTTTTGAATATATTCAAAATCGCAGAATTTATTGTAAAACTCTAGATCCGTCTGCATAAATGTAGCAGTGATCGAAGGGCAAGTATTGTTTTCAATTTGATAATGACTTTGAATTAGTAAACAGTGTTTACTAATGTTCAACTGGTTTTCTTCTATTTGAGGACTAGAAGCTAAAATGTTCATGCTATTGGTAAGCATGAACATTACGAAAAGGATACTACGGATCGACATTATTTTGGTGTTTGGAGATCTTGATGGATCTTGAATTGAAATCAATTTTTGATTTGATGTCTTAAAATTGAAACCGGCTTATATTAATATATAACCTCCACCCTTAAAAAATGGAACAACAATCTAATATAATCACCGCATTTGAATACGCCACGTCGTTGATCGGCGCGCCTTTTCGCTGGTATGACCCAAAATTGGATTCTTTTATTGGAACGGATAAGTTTTGGTGCGAAAACGCTTCTCCTCCAACTGTATCTGATATTATAGAAAATGATAAATCTATTGTATGCGCTGGATTCCCAAACTTATTGAGAAGAAAACTAGGTTTATGTATTCCCGGAATAAACGGAAACATCAACGGAAAATACAAAGAGTTATATAAGGCGTTCCCGGGTGGAACCGATGCCTGGTTTCTATATTTGTTTCAGAGAAAACGTCTGGAAAAGCTGGATATGAAAAAGCGATATCCAAAGGGGACGTTACTTTTGGCTAGATTTAAAGATAACGAAAATGATCAGGGACATCTTGCGGTTGTATATGAAGACGCCGACGAAAGTAAAACTATAAATGACCAACTCATTATACATTCAGTTCCGGACATTTTATACACGGATAGGGATAAACATAAAAATCATGGTTCTGTGAAAGCCGAGCTCTATAGTATCTCAAACAACGAATTCAAATACAAAGGAAAAAAGAGTTATTATACGTATATTTGTCTTCCGGAAAATTGGTTGTTATTAGATTAATCGTCCTCGCTATCACTCTCGGACTCTCCGTCACTCGTATCGTCTTGTTCAGACTCGGTTTGAACGGGGTGACGAATTCGGTCGAGCTCCTCCTTGGTCATGATTCTTCCCGCGCTAAGATAAGTATCCACTTTGGTGCAAATGCGCTTAAGTTTATCTACTGTAATATTATTTGCTCCCGCCACAATATACGCCTCAGAAGCGCCTTCGTCGCCGCGTCTCAACTTGGACAAATAAGTCGCCCATTTTTTCTGGATTTGAACAATAGTAGTCGGATTCATCAAAATATCATACAGAATCGCGCCCAAATATTTTCCGACTGCCCATTGAGACCTCGCCGCGCGCCTATTGGCTAGAGGGAATAGTTCATCGGCTTGTAGAAATACATCAAATACATCGTCAAGGACATCGACTACACAAAACCTATCAATCGGCGTCTGATCTTCCACATTGTCCTCTTGGCGCGCAAACGATTTTGTAATAAACATGGGTCCGTGGACTGCGCCGGACACTAGAGCAATTGCGTTCTCCAAATTCCGCTTTCCATCGTTATCCTTGTTACGTGTATCAAAGAAGACGTCGTTGATGCGAGTGCGCAATGGATAATCGTCATCATTAAGGAGCGAAAGTGCCTCTCTCACAAGCGGAGAATCTTCCTCAGACATGGAATAAAGCTGACCATCGGAAACGCGAATATTTTTATTGAGTCTACGAAACATCTCGCGGGTTTGCTTACTCGTGAGATTACGCATCACAACCAAAGTAATTGGATGTGATTCGACCACGCGAATTTCAGCGGGAGTGAGTTCACGGACATCGCCGTTCAGAAGACGGCGGAATGTAGTAATACGGTTTCCGCCTTCCATGACTTCGCGTCGCTCTACTCCGTTCACAATACGCGATGAACAAATAATCGGGGGAATATAATAACCTTGTAGAATACTATCCAAGAGTTTGAGTTGCATGTCCTTCGACCAAACAAATGCACGATTACGGCGATGGATATGAATCGGTTTGGACTCATCGTATCCGGGGGCATCTCTACGTCCGGAGAAGTCTCCGTTGAGAGCGCAGATTGTGGTTTGAATATTCTCGGTGCGAATGGTGGCTGACATTTTTGAATGGTTGTTTGTTACTATATGATTGATGTCGGTTCGAATCAATTTTTTGTTGTCTGCATTTTGTAATATTTCTAATAAAATTTCTAATAAAAATAATATTAATATATATAACATAGTACATGGTATTAGTTATCGAAAATGTTTTGCACGAACAAGAAATTAATGATATATTACGCAATGAAATTGTAATAGAAAACAGTTTCGGCAATGAAGAAATTAAAGAGTTTTTTTGCAAAAAAAAAATAAAATCCTCGTTAATCATTTCAACTTAAAATTAGGAGAAGAAATTATAGAAAAAATAAGAAAAGCATTTTCTATTGAAGAAAGTATAAATATGAATGAAATTCCGATGATGTGGTTAATTGGTGACTTGGAATCTCATATAGACGAAAATGTTGATGATGATTTAAATAAAGATAATTTTGACAATACCTATGTTATCTATCTTTCTGACAATGAAGGACGTCTAGTAATAAAAGATGAAGAATATCTTATAAAAAAGGGAATCGGATATATGTTTAGTAAAGAAATTCATGGTTCTAAAAAAACTAGTATGACACCTAGATTATGTATAGGCTCATTTGGTATTGACAATAAATCCAATAAGATTTGTAGAGCAGGACTGAAAAAAGGTAAGAAAATAAAAATGAGGCAAGCATTTACATTACAAAATAATGAAAGTAATACAAGATTAACAGAAATTATAATTACTATAGCAATTCTTTCTATTATTTTTTATTATTTTTGGTACAGTCGAAAGAAAAGATAATACGATGATACTTCTATCTTTGTCAACTTTTATCAGAAAAAATCTAACTGGGTTTTTATATCTATATTTTACATTTTTATACATTAATTATTATATTACAAAACTTTGGGTCGATCGATTATTCTTCACTTAAACTATAAATTTAAAAGCGAGAATTATAAAAGCGCATTGATTAAAATACCCTTAAAATAGCGTTTTTAATTAACATAAATCTTACTTTCCCACCTGGGAAAGTAAGATTCCATACCATTATGCTAACATGTTTTCCGATATACAAACGTCATCGAGTCATGTGGTAACAAATTCTACCATTTACCGCCCGTAGTTTTTTTCACGTTGATAGATGGTGCGCTCTTTTTCTTCGCCTTACTCGGATCGTATTCCTCCTCATCATCGGAACCCATGCCTTTGGATATATCCCAGAATTCTTTAGATCCCAACTTGAAATCGGGTCGCGGTTCTGCCTTATACCAGAAGATCTGATCGTTTAGTTTGTTCGATTTCGCGTTGTTATTTATGACCAGACATTCGAAATTTTCGGTAGTTTGATCCATGACAGAGCAAAATGAC